AAAATGTTGTTACATTAGTTGTTGCAAAAGCATTAGCACGTTGTTTGCTATCATTTAAATAACTCAATGCGCCCTCACACAACACTTCTTTGTAAAATAGTCCATTACTATCCATCTTCTCATTTACATCAAGCACACGTCCTACAACTCTTGTTGTGTTGTCCCTTGTATCTATAACTTTTACTTTTGTAGTTAACTCAAATAAATTATTATATCCAGGGTTGTTAGGGTATAAAACAAAAGAAAGACTATCTACTTGTGATAATCCTTCTTTCAAGGGCAATTTATCCAAATGAGGTGCTTCTTTATCTGCATTTGGATAATGTATTATAGTTTCAACACTTGCATTTAAAATGCTTACTTGGTACATTAAATCACCTGCTTTCTAAATAAGAAACTTATATGACCAGTGCCATTTATAACTATACTATTAGCTCCGTTTGCAAGTCTTAATCCATATGGTTTATTGTCACCAATAATTAAATTATAAGTTTTACTATTATATAAAATGCTCATTGCAGAGCTACAATTTATTATAGGTGTTATTATTCGCCCTGGATTGTAAAGTGTAATTGTTTTTGTACCAACTACATCATAATCACCACTCTGCATATAATCTTCTTCAAAATTAAAAGTATCCCAGAGGGTATTAGCAGCATAATCTACTCCTATTTTAAATGGATCTGCAATAAATTTAACTGTTATTTCTGCTATGTTATTTTTTTCGTTTATTTCTAAACTATCTTCTACCTCTGCTGAAAAATAATAATCCTTTATATCATCAAAAATTAATTCGTTTTGCGGTATGTCTTGAAGCCATTTCACTACTTTAGTAAGTTCAGCGTGTAGTTTAGCCTTACTAATAGAAATAAGCGTAAATTTAACTTCTATGGCTCTTTGATTATATGTTATTTCTCCATTGCTACCTAGTGTGCTAAAATCATAAGTACCATTCATAAAAAGCATGGGAATTGATATTTTTTTCTTTGATGGTGTACCTATTTTTTTACTATTAAGTATTAAGTTGAAATCAGCGTAGGAATGTTTTGAATTAAAAGTTATCCCTTTCATGCTATCCCTACACCTCTTCCATTAATCTTATTTTTATTTCCCATTATGCTATCAAGGTCATCTACAATAAATTCTGCAATGGCTTTACCATTTTGTAGCATTAACTGTAATGTTATTGGTGTTTTAGTAGAATTATTGTTGTTTAAGATACTGCCACCACTATTGGCATATGGGTTCTCAGATTCAGGTACTATCATTTCACCTTTATGCGCTTGGACAATCATGTCTTTTGGTAAATATCTCGTACCCACTGAAAAACTAGGTATTTTGGGTATACTAAATCCAAATCCTTTTCCACCAAGTCCTGGAACCCAATCTGGTATAGTAAATTTTAGTTTATTTAAAGCACTTATCATAAAGTTTAATCCACTAATAACTCCATTTACCATGCCTTTAAATCCATTTTTGATTCCATCGACCACCCCACCGATAAACTTTCCTATGGCTCCAAATATTTCTGTGGCTTTAGCTTTAACTACATCCCAGTTTTTATATAATAATATTCCAGCTGCAACTAATAACCCTATTGCTATTACTACAATTCCTATTGGACTTGTTATAAATGCCATCACCGCTGCAAAGGCTCCACCTACAACTGTTGCTATGCCTGTTACTGTTGACCATATTCCAGTAGCTATTGCTGCAGCATTCATTGCTAATGTATATATTCCAAAAGTTACTGCTCCTGCAGCAACACCTATTCCTAAAGGTATTAATATATCTTTGAACTTTACAACCCAATCAATTACTGCTTTGACTGCATTAGATGCATCGTCAATAACTGTTTTTATTACATCAAAAGTAGTTTTAATAGTTTCTTTTATTGCTGGTATATTCGGTTCTATCCATGACCATAATGCATTAAATGCTGGCATTAAAGTGTTTGTAATAAAGCCACCCACCGTGCTAACTGTAGTGCCTATAACATCAAATGCTGTACTTGCTACCATTTGTATAGTTGGCATATTTGCAGTAAACCATTCTAACATTTGTTGAACTATCGGTAATGCTTCTACACCAACTTTAGTTACCAATGCTCCTAAACTAGACTTGACAAGAGTTAAGCTATCATCAAATTTTGCTCCAGCAGCAACTGTTTCATCCGACATTACCAATCCCATCTTATGTGCTTCGTCAGTAAGTTTTTTTACGCCTTCTGCCCCACCATTTAACAATGGTGCCATGTCCATTGCGCTTTTCCCAAAGATAGACATAGCTAATGTATTTCTTTCTGTAATGTCTGTCATCCCTGCCAATTTCGCAATAATCTGAGGAAACATTTCATCTGTACTCTTTAACTTTCCATTTGCACCCATTGCGCTTAGTCCAAGTTGTTCAAAATCGGCTATAGTTCCCTTGTTGCCCTCTGCATATTTACCCATTGTGGCTGTTAATTTAACTGCACTACCAGCGATGGTATCCATGCTGAAACCACTCATTTCAGCAGCGTGTTTAAATTCTTGTAATGTTTTAGCACTTAAATTAGTTCTTTGAGCTACGTCATCAATAGTTGCTGCTGCTTCGGATGCCTTGCTTGCCATGCCAAATAATGCTATTGCTCCAGCTCCGGCTGCTGTTGCTAACCCTAACCCCCACTTAGCAGCAGTTCCTATGCCTTTCATTAATGTACCGCCTACTTTTTCGGCATGTCCATCTGTTTTTGCTAAGCTTGCATCAGCTTGGTCACTGTTTACTAGTATGGATCCAAACAATCTAAAAAGTTCTATTTTGATTACCTCCTTTCAGCAAACCTTTTTTCTACTTGTGCCATTTCTTTTTCTATATCTTCATAACTTATTTCAGTATTTCTTTTATTTGTTAATTTATTTTTATAATCTTCGAATGATATAAATGTTTCTTTATCCATATTAGGAAATTGAAGTTTCCACATTTCCCACAAACTATCCTCTAATTCTTTTTCATATGCTTTCGCTAATAGCTTGGTTATATTTTTCATTCTTGATTTTGTATTAATAGTAATTCCATAATTGCTATAAAGTAAGTTTATTGTTTTTTCATAACCTACAATATAGCTGATTTGAAAAAACTAGCAGCTTCTTTGTCTGTGAATATTTCTTTTATTGTACTTATAGTTTTGGCGAAACTTTGTTTCTTGACTTCTTCTAATTTTTTTTCTTCAAATATTGCAACAATATCAAAGAAAATATCTTTAACTTTGCCAGAATTTTTCAAAACATATTTAAACATTTCAATACCTAAGTCATTTGCATCTTTTTTAACTTCGTTTACTTCATTTTCTTTTGCTAATTTTTTTCTATATGTGTCTAAATCTAGCTTGTCATATAACTCAACTACCATTGGTAACATATCAAAAACTTTATCACTACTAATCATAAATACCTCCTAAAAATTAAAAGGTAGAGTTTCCTCTACCTAGTTTGTTATGCAGTTGTGAAATTAACTATCACTGGCAACATTACATTGCCACTAGTATCTCTAACCCTAGCAATAGTCCAAATATATGGTGTAGCTGCCGATAATGATGCTGTAGGATCAAATGTTGCTATCTTAGTTGTAGCATTATAAGTTAATGCGCCAGGTACAATAGTTCCATCGCTTGCTTTAAGTAATATGAAATTATCTGTAGTAATATCCTGTGTTTTTACTTCTTCACTGAATACCGCTGTAAGATTACTTGTTATAACTACTCCTGTAGCTGCATCAGTAGGAACTGTAACAACTGTTGGTTTAATAATGTCAGCGCCAATGTTTGCAATATCTTCAACTTTGAATAAATCCATGGCATCGTCAAAGGCATCCCAATGTGCACTTATTTCTAGCTTTATTTCTGCTTCTCCTTTTGGCTTTGCTGCCAATGTAAATTCACTTTCGCTCATTGCATTATAAAGTGTTATTTTTTTATACTGGCCATTCATCAACTTTGCAAACATAGTTACGTTTGTTAAATATGAACTGTTTTTAATGCCACCAATGTTTATGCTCTTAGCTGTGATGGTATTCCCAACACTGTCATATGTTGCGTAAGGCATAGCTATTGCTAGTGTATCCATGCTTGTATCTAATACAGTTACACTTAACGTAGCTTCTATGCTTTCAATGGCTTGCATGCCCTTACTTTTACCGTATCCACCATCGTATTCAATATCTCTAATAGTTGCAGTGGCTTTAAATTCTCCACCACCTCTAGTTGGACCTAACTTTCTTTCTCCTGCTACTCCATAATTTGCATAAACTATTCCATAATCAACTTGTACATTATCCAATTGTTGTTGCGTTAAACCCATAAATAGTACCTCCCTATCTTCTTATTAATCTACCTGAATAAATATATTTCCTTCGGTGAATTGTTTTATCATCATCTAAAAGTGGAATCTTATTGTCTAAAAACAATGTTATGGCTATTTCATTTGTAGTTAATGTTTTTTTATCTATAGCATTTATAGTTTTCATTAAATTTTCGATTGTTGTACTATCTCTATTGTAATTTTTTTCCCAACCATCGATATCCAGAGTTATTATTTCTCCACCTTCTCCATCACTAAATGAATTAGGAAGGTCATAAACAATATAAGGGAATATTGCATCTTCTGGAGCCTGTTGAAAAAATACTCTTGATATACTTTTTCCATCTATGATTACATTTGGA